AATATTGATAAAAAAAAAAGATTAACATGCTAAAACTCTAGCATCTTTTGGATTATAATTACAACCTTTTTTAACTTTATCATTAATATATAAATCATAGCCCATTGTATAACCTTGAACTTTATTCATATCTTTTGTAATATTACATTTTTGTTTTGAAACTTGTGTGCAAGTATTTCCTGTTCCACTATTATTTGCTATATCTATTAAATATGTACTTCTATCTACACTACAAGCACTCTTTTTAATTCTAAGATATTGAGACTGATCTTTTTCATATAAATTATGTTTATTCAAAGTTAAATCACCATTTAAAGTTTTATAACATTGATATGAATTAACTGGATTACATTTAATACCATCATTTAAATCAGAATTAACTAATCTAGTTCCTCTTAATCCTGAATAATTTTTAACACTAGATTTAACAGATGTATCATTTTCTTTACATCCAAGATAGGAAAGATTACTATTAGGATTACCTGTATATGATTGATTAGATGAACTATTTAAAGAAAAATTTCCATTTGAATTATTTAATTTTTTAGAATATTTAGTTCCAGCTTTTCTCGCTAATGTTGAACCTGAACCACTATTTACTGTAACTGGTTTAGCACCACTAACAAAACAATTATGATTTTTACAATAAGCATCTGATGTATAGCTATAACGCCACATTTAATATATATAATATAATATTTAAAAAAAAATTGATAAAAAAAATATTTTATTTTACAATTATCAACCAACTAATTTCTACAGAAATATAAACAAACTATGACTACCTATGTTCCCCCCCATCTTAGAAATAAGACAAAAACTCAAAACAAAAGAAAACCAGAAGCAAAAACACAAGAAGTAAAAATTACAGAGAAAGACTTTCCTGAATTAGTAAACACTTCAAAAAAAAATGATACAACTGCAAATCTAAAAAAAAGTTTTGCAGAAGTAACTGAAAAAGAAGAAAAACATGAAGTAGATAACAATTTAGATGAAATCAAAGCAGGTTGGAGCGTGATCAAAAGAGATGAAAAATCAAATATTGTAATTTTAGATTCAAAAAAAACAATTGAAACAAAAAAAAGGTTATCACTTAATGAAAAATTAAAAGAAAATAACATTTATTTCAGTAATCTCAGAAAAATGATTGAAAATTGGAATTATTTCAGAGATGTCGAAAATGAACTACGTGGAGATTTATCACCATATTATTATTATAAAGAAGAACTAGAAGAAATGAGAAAAGAAGACTTAAATTATGAAGAAAGAGTAGATGAATATCAGAGAAGAATAAATTCTAATAGTGATTCTGATGATGATGAATCAAACCGACACCTAATTTATTAATTATTAATAAGTTAGTAATTTTATTATATAAAATTTTTTTTTATATAATAATGGAAAATTTGGATGATTTAATTAATGATATAGATAATATTGAAAATAATATAAAAAACAATATTGATAAAATTAATATCATAATTATTAAAATAAATAAAAATGAAATAGAAGATATCATCAAAAAAAAACAAACAAAAAATCAAGAAATAAGTATTGAATTTATTAATAATATTTTAAACAGAATTAAAGAAGAAATTTGTAAAGAAGAATACAATATAAAATATTTATTAAATTTTGAAATAAATAAAAATATTTATGAACTTGAAAATGTAAATGATTTAAATAATATAAATAATTACAAACTAGATATCTTGAATAAAATAAAAAATATAAATTATAAAAATAATTGTTTTAATAACATAAACTCCTTAATTATTATTTTAAATAAGTTAGATAAAATTCACTACATCAAAAAAAAACAAAAAAAACATAATGCAACTAAAAAATTAAATAAATAGTATTAAGAATAATTTATCTATTAAATATAGACTAAATGTTACAGCTAAATTATAATTATGATAACAGTGATAATTTAATTGAAAATTTAGAAAATGAAGATGAAGATAGTGATTTACCTATTTTAGAAAATAATGAAGAAACAAATGAAGAAGGTGAGGAAGAAAATTATGATATTTACAATTTTAATCCAAATTTATTAGGTAATTATCCAGATTTTCAGGTTCAAATAATTGATATATCAAATTTACGTAATAGAAGTAACGACATTTCAAGAAGTCCTATACTACATCAACTTTATAATATAGATCAACATGGATCAAATTTAACTTCAAATTTTTTAATAAATTTTATTGAAAACAATATTAATAACATTTTACAAAATTCTATACATGGAACAAGTGATACTCCATTTATTCAAAACTTCATTGATAGCACATTTGAGTTAGATAATAAAAAAAAATTTAAAAGAGTAACTCATGATGATGAAATCAGGAAATTAAAAATACAAAAATTTGATAGCAGCAATATTTATGCTAATAATGAATGTCCAATAAATTTAACAAAATTTGAAGAAGATGATGAAATAATAATTTTACCTTGCAATCATGTTTATTCAGCATTACCAATTCAAAAATGGTTAAATGAAGAGTCAAATTGTTGTCCTACATGCAGATTTGAATTACAATACAAAGAAATAAAATCAGAAGAAAATAATGATGAAGAAAATGAACCTCTTTTACAAAATAATGAAGTAGAAAATGAAGAAAGAGAAGAAAATAATCCTGTTAATGATTACTATAATGATGACGAAGATATAATATTACAACAAATATTATTAAATAGTTATGCTTCAAATAATTCTACATAATCGTAAAATTAAAATTTTTTATCAACATTATATTTTCTTTTTCTAATAATTGATCAAAATCTATATATGAATAATTCTTATCAAAAAATAAATCATAATCAATAGATAAATCATTTAATAAAGATTTAAAACTAATATTAAAATCTCTAACATAATTTTTATCTTTCAGGTTTTTAACATCTATATTTTGACAGAATTTAAATACAAATGAAAAGATAGATATAAATTGATAAATAGATAATCTATAATTAGGATCAGGATAATAAACCTTTTTAAATAATGATTTAATAAAATTATATATAACAATATACTTAACAGAATTATTTTTCTTACTAACTTCTTCATTAATTTTTTTATGAAATATTTGAATAAAACAACAAGTAACACTATGCAAATCATTAAATTTTAATACAAATGGTAATAATTCTTCAATAATATTAGAATAATATTTATATTTACCATTAGAAGGTAAAAATCTATAATAAAAATTTTTTAACACCTTGAAAAATTCTTGAAATTCATTTTCCTCAAATAATATTTTAGTCTCAACTTCATCAAAAAAAGAATTAAATGCATCATTTACAAATATATCTATAATTTCTTTAGTTAATTGATTTTCAGCATAATCACTATCAACATAAGAACGAAAATAAGTAGAATGATTATCAATAATAAATGAAATAAATTTTTTTTCCATTAACTGCCAATACATACCATCTCTCCAATCAAAAAAATATTTTCTCATATGTCTATAATCAAATCCATATGAATTCTTAAATAAAGACTTATATTTAAATGATAATCCAAAATCTATTAATAATGGAGTATTAGTTGATGTTTCAACCATAATATTATTATAATGTAAATCATTATGAACTATTTTATTTTCATTTAATAAATATATACTATTAAGTAAATAATATAAATTATTAAAAAATTTATCAAAAAATAAATTAGTTGTTTTTGAAGATAACAAAGAGTTCTTTAATCCCTCACCTTGAACATATCTCATATAAAACATATAATATTCATTTTTTATAAAACCAGTATCTTCAGGATTAGAACTAAACAAATTTTCACTTTCACAATTAGTTACTATATCCTTTGAGGGTTCAATTTGATTAAATTTAACTATACAAGATTTAAGAACTGGTACAAATCTTTTCTTATAACCCTTTATCTTTTTTACTGCATCACTTATTTCTATTTCATTTTTACTATTAAAATTAACTTCTTGAATTTTATTTACTTTATAAGCATACTTATTTGTTTTTCCTTTACAATCTAAACCTGGTGTAATAGTACAACCATATGAACCTTGACCTAAAAATTTATGTTTAATTCTTTTTTTACCTCCTTCCATGTCATATTCTTCTGAATCCATTATATATTAAATTATATAATAATAATATTTATCTATCTCAAATACTATGACCAATATTTATGAAAGTTATAATTTATTTTTAGAACCTTTTTACGATAATGATATTACATATTATCACATTTTAACAATCAATAAAGAACCACAAGGACCACTAGTAAACTATATAAAGTTAATGCCTATCAAAAATGTTTCAACAAAAATTAATATAGCAAATCAAAATTATTGTTCTTTTGTAATTAAAAAATCAATTTTAGGTTCAAATTATAATGATAAATTAGATATTTGTACCATAGATGATATAACTAATATAATTGATTTTCTTACTAATAATAATTATATAATTGATGAATCAGTAAGTAATATTCTCTCCAATATAAACTCAAAAAAATTAGTATTTAATTTTAAATATAAAATAAATTGATAAACAAAAATAAAAAAATAGTTATTATATTAAAATATGGATAATAACTATTTAATTGAAGAATATAAAAATTCACTAAATGAATTAGAAAGAAAAGCATTAGAAATAGCTGAAAAAAATTTAGAATCTTCATTTTGTATCGAAAAATCAATCGGATTTTTAGAATTTTTAAAAACACACAATTAATGATGATGATGACTCTCTGTCATAAATAAAAATAATGATAATACACCAAACATACTAGCTATTATTTGTTTTTTTGTTAATTTCTCTCCCAAAAATAAATAACCAACTAAAAATAATAAAAAGAAATGAACTAAATGCCATATAACATTAGCAACACCTAAATGTTCATATTTTAATAAACTAAATACAAAAAATCCAGTTAAAGCATATAAAATAATACCAAATACAATATAGTAATTTGCTAATTTACTTTTATGTGAAATCTTAAATAAATATTGAGCAAATACTTCTGAAATAGTTGATAATAATACAAACATATAAAATAGTAAATTCATTATATATTATTAAGATATTATAGAAGTTTTAAAATATTTAAATGAAATAAAACTTTCTTCATTTTTAGAAACTACTTCAAAATCATCATTTTTTTTAACAGAAAAAATTTCATTTTCTAAATCTTCATAACTACAAACCAATTTATTTTCACTATTTAAAATATCTGAACCAACAATTAAATCAGAAAATTCTTTTAACAAACCTTTGTATTTAAATTTATTTGAAGTATAATCAATTATTTTATTTTTAGGTTCATCAGTTTTCTTACTTTTACAATAAAATATACTATTTTGAACTTCATCTTTTTTCTCTTCTTCTTTATTAGTAGGATTTAAAGAATCCAATAATTTTTCTTTATTATCATAATTATCTACATAAATATTTTTACATTCATATTTCACACAATATATCCTTGAAATTGTATCCAAAAAATCAAATGGTAAAACATAAGATTTGTCATTTAAATAATAATCAAAAGATCCATCTTCAAAATTATAATTCATAACAATTTTATATGTTTTATCTCTAAAATCAAAACTATAATATAAATATTTATTTTTAAGAGTTTTCAAATCACCATCTGATTTTGTTACCTCTAATTCATAATATTCATCCAAATAAGACATCAAAAATGGATCGTATTCATAAAGTTCTTTATTTTCTTCATATAATTTTTCAAATTTAGTTTTAGCAGGATAATATAAAAAATATGAAACAAAAACAAACGATATAAGAGTTCCAGTACACAAAGATAAAATAACTTTTACAAAATTAAAAAATGTAAAATAATCATATTGAAATACAATAAATTCATCATCAATAATACAACTTGTATTAAATTCATAACTCATATTTTCTAATATCTCAAAATCCATAATATAATAAAATATATGGGTAATTTTTTATATTATTAAATTTTATATAATATGTCCTTCAGTATTTCTTTGATAATTAACTTAAAAAAATGCAATGCCTCAAATACAGAAAATATAATCGAAGAATCAAGCCAAAATTGTAATGTAAGTTCAATATATTACGATTTTGATTTGGAAGGCATAAATAAATATATAAAAAAAAATAATAAAATAATTATTCTAGAATTTGAACAACAAATAGACCTAATAAATTTTTTAAAATTTATTACTTTAATGAGGGAAATATTGATAGAATATATATATTATGACAATTCAATTTTATATTCTTCAAAAAATTATTTAGTTGAAGTTTCAAAAAGATTACATAACAAAAATAATTTACTTGATAAAATAGAGGCAAACAAAAAAAATGATAACTTCAAAAAAATTTATGATGTATTAAATTTTTAATAAATCTATTTTTTAACTGATTTACGTCTCTTTAATTTTCTTTTAGATTGTTTTTTCTTATGTTTTTTGGGGTTATTTCTCTTTTGAGTTGTAGTTTCTGTATATAAAACTGCAGGCATAGATTCAAATTTTTTTAAATCTTTTTGCATATTACTTATTAACCCTTGTTCACTATTATTTATTTCATTAAAAAAATTTTCTAAACTATCATATTCTTTTTTTATAGTTAATCCATCATTTGTTACAGAAACATGAACTTTATTATTATTATTTGGATTAACTGCTAATTCATATTTCTGATCTTTAACATTAACTCCATTCATATTTTGAATATGTTCACCTGAACTATAAACTTTAACTGGCATAATTATATTATTAATATATAAAAAATTTATATTAATAATTTAATGACTACCTTGAAAAA